CGTTCATCGAGGCAAGATTGGGAGGACGCTTACAGTAAGGGGCTAGAGCTTCTGGGCTTTAATTATGAAGAACGAACTCAGCCTTTCAGAGGCGCGACGGGCGTTACTCATCCTTTGTTAGCAGAATCTGCAGTGCAGTTCCAAGCGCAAGCTTTTAACGAATTACTGCCCCCTGGCGGTCCGGTGCGGACACAAGTTCTCGGCGCGCAAACGACTGACAAAGTCGATCAATCTATGCGTGTTAAGGATTTTATGAACTACTACATTACGAATGTGATGGAGGAGTACACGCCAGAATTTGACTCTATGCTGTTCTATTTGCCTTTGGCGGGCAGCACGTTTAAGAAAGTGTATTTCGATGAGGCGTTGGGTCGACCGACATCCAAGTTTGTGCCGGCAGAAAACTTAGTCGTCCCCTACGATTCGAACGATTTGGAGACGTGCCCTAACATAACTCACGTAGTGCGTACGTCTTTGAACGACCTTCGTAAACAACAAGTTAGTGGTTTCTATCTGGATGTTCCCGTCTTACCCTCTCAACCTGACAGCACTGACCTGAGCAGTGAAATAGATTACCTAGATGGCACTCATCCTAGTCAAATTGACTATGATTGCACATTGGTTGAGTGTCACGTCGATTTGGACATTCCAGGCTACGAGGATATGGATGAAAGCGGCGAGCCTACCGGTATTCGATTGCCCTACATCGTTACTATCAGCGAAGACAACGGGCAAGTTTTGGCAATCCGACGCAATTATTTAGAAGACGATCCGCTCAAGAAAAAAATTCAATACTTTGTCCACTACAAGTTTTTACCTGGTTTTGGTTTTTACGGCCTTGGTTTGATTCATACAATCGGTGGTCTTTCCCGTACAGCTACTGCGGCTCTACGTCAATTAATAGACGCGGGCACGCTTTCTAACTTGCCTGCTGGCTTTAAGGCACGAGGGCTCCGAATCAGGGATGACGACGACCCTCTTCAGCCAGGTGAATTCCGAGATGTGGATGCCCCTGGTGGCGCCATTCGTGACAGCTTAATGCCGTTGCCTTTTAAAGGCCCAGATAGCACGTTATTCCAGCTTCTTGGCTTTGTTGTAGAAGCAGGGCAGCGGTTTGCAACAATCACTGACCTCAAGGTTGGGGACGGCAACCAAGGCGCTGCAGTGGGCACTACTGTAGCAATGCTCGAGCAAGGCAGCCGAGTTATGAGCGCCGTGCATAAGCGTTTGCACTATGCCATGAAGATGGAATTCAAGATCTTGGCAAGAGTCATGGCAGAAAGCCTACCGCCTATCTACCCATATTCTGTCGCGGGAGCCGACCAAGCGGTAAAAGCAGCTGATTTTGATGACCGTGTTGACATCATTCCCATTAGCGATCCGAATATTTTTTCGCAAAGTCAACGAATCACACTAGCCCAAACCCAGCTGCAAGTCGCAATGCAAGCCCCAGAAATGCACAACATGCCGGAGTTGTACCGGCGTGTTTATGACGCTCTGGGCGTCAAAGACGTCGACAAGATCCTAGAGTCTGAAATAACCCCAGAACCACTGCCAAAAGATCCTGCAAGTGAAAACATAGACAGCCTAGAAAACGTGAAACTACAGGCCTTCCGAGGTCAAAACCACCAGGCTCACATGATGTCGCATTTAATTTTTGCCAGTGGCGGGACAGCAGCGCAGCTTCCTACGGTAGGGCTGGCGATACAAAAACATTTATTAGAACACGTCAGGGTCCAAGCCGAAGAACAGGCAGAGGCCCAGTTTCAACAACAAAACCCAGGTATGCCTGTCGGAGATCCAGCGACCAACGTCCAGTTGGCTGCTTTGGTCGCCCAGCTCGAGGCTCAAGGCATGCAGCAACTTCGTCAGCTAGGTACGCAATTAGCAGGTGGGGGCGAGCAAGAACAGCAACAACCTGATCCATTGATTGCTTTGAAACAGCAAGAGTTGCAAATTCGCGCTCAAGATAATCAAATGGACAACCAAATTGCCCAGCAAAAGGTTGCGCTCGAGCAACAACGTATGCAGCAAAGGGCCACTGATTTTCAAGAGAAAATGGCTAGCCAAGAGCGCATGACAGCTCAAAAAATCCAAGCGGCTAGAGAACGAGAACTTTTACGCCAAAGAGGTCAATAATGAACGGAGTTAAAATAGTAAGCGGTCCTATACAGGAACCCCCGAAGCCTGTTGCGAAGGCTGAAATCAAAGATCAAGGCAGCATCCCCTACGCGGTCGCAAAAGAAGAGAAAACACCTAACGTCGAGACAGGAAAAATGTTTTCTGGCAAAAAGCGTGGTATGGGCGCTGCTCTGCGCGGTTCGCGTTACACGAGTTGCTAAGATGCCGTTGAAACGTGGTTCTAGTGATGAGGTGGTCAGTGCCAATATCCGAAGGCTGAAGCGAGAGGGGTATAAGCAAGATCAAGCCGTTGCCATTGCTTTAAGGAAAGCTGCGAAAGCAAAGCGGGCGCAGGGAGGCGGCATGTGTAAAGGATTTAGTCCTATCGCCAGGCAGCAACGATTTGAGGGCTTGTATTAATCAATTACCTACGGAAACTTTATGGCACGTCAAGTAAAAAAAATTATAAAGGGTTTAGAAAAAGCGTCAAAAACCCATAAGCAACAAGCACAAACGCTAAAAAAACATGTTGCGTCAATGAAAAAACCAAAAGCTAAGGCGCGCAGGAAGTAAGATGGCTCCAAAACGCTTTCAAAACGGCAGTGAATACGAGCAGTTTGATCTCGACCACGACGGCGTGGTGACTGACGAAGAGTTAGAACGCTCTCAAACTATGCTGGAGCTGGAGTTACGCGAAGAAAAAGCTGAAAGCCAAAAGTTGATGGCGTGGGTCGCGGTCATAAGTATGATTATTTATGCGATGCTTCCTTTGATGCCATTCGTCAGCGAGTCTCGATTAAGCACAATAGCAGCCTTGTCAGACATGCTGTTTTTGTCACAAGCGTCCATCGTGGGCCTTTATTTCGGTGCAACTGCTTACATGAATAAGAAATAATGTGGCAGTTGTCCGCAATGATGGGCGTGGGCCTCATCCTGCTGAGTGGGACTTTCAAGCTGTATTACGATAAGGCAGAGGCCGAAAAGAAAGCTTTACAAGGAGAGTTGCAACAAGCTATTTCGAATCAAGCAGTTTTAGAAGGCGAAATCAAAGCTCAAAACGAAGAATTAGA